GGCCGGTGACATTCAAAGGCAAAGTGGAATCTCGAATATTATCCATCTTATAGGTGATGTTAGTAGTTTCTCCAAAAGATAGAATACCCTGAGCGTAGTAAGGTGCGGTTTCAACAAATTGAGGATTAATAACCGTAGCATAAACTTCAAAATTGACAGATGTAGATGCACCAGTAGCAGGTAGCAGAGGTGAAAGGACTGCGCCAACTATAGAAGAATAAACAGGGACACTAGTATAATCGAAACACGACATCATATCTCGGAAATGATACCACGGCATGTCGATGGTGTAAACACCATCAACAGACAAATCAACGAGAACATGATCACAGGCAAGAATACGGGGGAGATAATTGACCCAAGGAACATCGATGGTGGTATCCTGGATAACGCTAGAAAAAGGAATATAAGGAGGACAAGGAATATTAGCAAAAGCTAAAATACCAGTGGTCATGGGATTACCAGTGATGTTAATAGTAAACCGCAAATCAAATGAAGCGAAACGCTTGTCAATAAACATACGCTTAATGTTGCTATTCGTATATATGGCATTACTGCCAACGAAACAAATAGCAGCACCAGCAGCAGCAGTAGAAGGAACATTAAATTGGTTGATGTACATGGGGGTGGAATAATGTTCATCAATCACATCTTTCTTGAGCTTAGTTAACTCGACAATGTTAGGAGCAACTTGAGTTTGACAAGAATTAGTAACTTCATCAGATCTAAGACCAATGGCAGACTTTTGATTGGCATCGGTGTCAGATGTTCGGCCAATGCCTTGTTCACCTCCAGACTGTGAGAAATACCCACGGCCTGATGGTACGCCAACAAGTTTAGGAGGTTGTTTTAGACCGTAGTATTTAGAAACAAAAAGAAACAAAAACTGGATAAAAATGGGATAAACAAGGGGTTGGGTGGTAATATTGTAGGCAAATTGGGCATAAGGATTATTATAAAGGGCGAGTGCAAAATCAGAAGTGGGAGCTAGGACAGAAACAAATGTATTGGTTAAAAGAACGCTTGTTACAGCGATTAGCGCAATATTGAATAAAGACATGATTTAATAAAGTGGTGAAACATCATATAATCCATACAAATACATGTTATCATAATATGAATATTCGGGGTGAATAATGTGAGGGTAAATCTGACATAAATAATGAGTGAGTGTGGAATAGTAAGTTCTACCACGAAAGTAAGCAAATGAAGTAAGAACACGCAAGTTAGTAAGAAGTTGATCTTCTAAACTAACATGCGAGCTCTTTTTCACGTAGCACACCATCGAAATAAGAGAACGAACAGACAAGAGAGGTTTGACATGAAGACCGTCAATTCGAAAACCACGCTTAAGAAAAGTAAGATTGAGAATAGGCTCAAATGGAATGATATTTCCATCCTTCAATGACGATGTTATAGTCATAGAACAATACTTAAAATAAGCGGCGATCATAGAATTACGGTTGAGGTACGGGAGAAGCATTTCAACAATGGCATCAATAGAATCATCCCCATATATTTTAGTACATACATACTTATTATACAGAGATAAAGAACGAAATTGAACTGGTACAGATGTAAGGTACCAGATACAATGCATAATCATATTGACGATAGAGTTAAAAAGAGCAGTAAGGACAGCACCCGAAGGCATACCCTTACACTTCCTAAGAATATTGTCGCCAAATAATAGGAAGGAGTTGATCATGGCGGAGATAAGATTAAGTCGGGCACGATCTTGTTTTGGTGTCCATTTTGGGTCATATTTCCTATACCATGCATTGACAGACTCTGCTGCCCAATACATAAGTGTAGGAGATAAATTTTTATCCCAATTTGGGGCGTCGGCATCAATGCCGACACTCGAAACACCGGCGAGCTGGTAGTACATATCAGTCCATTCATGAGATTCAGGATTCATCCCTACGCATGAGAAATGTTTTCCAACATTTGCATGCATCATGGAAATCCAAGAACCAAAATAGGCACGACATGCTACAGTGTATTCAAGGGGTGGTATTTCAAAAACTCTACACAACTTATTGTCTTTGTCAAGACAATCTTTTAGACTAACTATCCACGGTGTTTCGTAAATATGATCAGTCCAAGAATCAGTATAGAGTTGATGCTGGTGTTTAACGTCTTCGTCCTTATATGTTACATGACCTTCAAGATCGCAATCAAGAAATGTTATTTTAGATTGACCACGGGTAACATAAGGGTATCCAGCTGACGTTGCCAAACACATCTTATCCATAGAGTCATGGCGATTGNGGGCAGACTCGACATCTAAGATGCCAGCAGGGGCAGGATGGTAGGTGGATGCTAGGTACGTTAAACACTCATCTTTAAATTCGTCAGTAATGTTGTTAGTTTGAGAACCAAAAAGAAGAGCGCCAACTACCATTGGGTCATAACCTTCACTTAAATGTTTCTGTGAAGGATTGGAAGAAGCGGTCGTGAAATGTTCATACAGAGGTGTTTTCTTGTATTTGGTCTTACGACTCGAGTAAATAGGAACTTCCAATTCACCAACGTATTCGAGAGTCAAACTCTCAGACACATTGGCTAATGGAGATGTCCTATTAACCTTAAATTTAACATCGAGTGGAACGACATTAGTTTGTTCAAAAGGCATAGCACGAGCTAACATTTCATTAGTAATAATGGTAGCTCCTCCAGTTAAATCATATCTACAACCAAAAGTGTGAATAGCAAAGATTTTGGCAGCTATAGCAGACTTGTGGAGAATGAGCGGTGAACCGCAATCTCCAGGAGCAGTAGAAGCAGCGTATTGAACGCCACGCATGACAGTAAAAGAAAGATTGGGGGCGTGCTCATAAGTGACAGCAGTACGCATGGGCTTAATAGTGAACGAATTCTTAAAGGGCGTTGGTTCGCCTCCAATAAGAGTGTGTCCAAGCATAACAGCCATATCATTATCACAAATAAGCGAAAGATCTTTTTCGCGAATAAACAAACTCATGCATGAACGTCCAGGTGGAACGGACGTTTTCGTGACATCATAGACAGACGCATCAACAGTTGTGGCACC